ACCGCACGACGTTTACGACGTTTCTCTTCTTTCACATACTCTTTGAATTGAGCATCTGCTTCTTTCACTGTGTCAATACGTGTACGTAGTACATCAACAAATAGAGATTCACCATTGTCGTTCTCTTGAAGAAACTCGGATACGTCTGCTTCAGAGATATACTTCAATTTGATATCTTGTTGTTTCTTTTCTTTCTCGATACGACGCAAGAATGCATACCAACTAATCTGTGTAAAGTATGCGAATGCATTAGGGTTACCAGAACGTGTTGCCGCTTCAATGTTGTAGTTCTCGATTGCCTTCAGACAGTTCTCTACTGCATCCATTACCATCTCTTCACGATATGTGTAACGAACAAAGTTAGACTTATGTGATAGACCTTCTGCAATCTTTAGAAAACATGACGCAATATAATCTGGTACGACTGGTCGACTTGCACCTTCTTTTAGGCAGTCTTTCACGTCTGTACAGTAATCTACAACTGCTTGAGAGAATTCTCGGTTGTTGACGTAATGTGGTTTTTCTTTAGGTTTCATATTATATTCTCATTCTAAGTTACACTATTATAACAAACAACTAGGAGTTTGTCAAGTCTTTACACACACGTTTCCGTAAATCAGATGAAGAAAATCTGTGAGAACGTTCGTTAAAGTATAATTTTATATCTCGTTTTTCACATATCTCTTTGCCAGTGAAGTTTGTATCTTTATACTCAACACCTAGAATACGAATGTCAATATGATACATTGATAGTATGTCTTCTAGGTCTTGCTCTGTGGCATAGGGAATAATTTCATCAACATAACCCACTGCTTTTAACTGAGTGTATCTTTCTACAACAGTCTGAATGGGTTTGTTCTTTGATGGTCTGTCAATAGTAGGATCTGTTTGTAGACCAACAATTAGATAGTCGCACTTCTCTTTTGCTTCTCGTAACATCTGGATATGACCAGCATGTAGTAAATCAAAGGAAGAACATGTAAAACCATATTTCATAATAAATCTCTTGACAACTTTAAAAAGTCCTGTTATAATAAGTCTATTGCGTCAGGGCAGATAATATACTAATGAAAGAGAGGTACGATATTGCTAGTATCAGAATCACCATCTAACTCATCGTCATTTATATAGTCATCTCCTAAGTACTCTGGATCATCAAGACTCCCTGATTCCATACCTACCATTTGTTCTAATGCATCTTCGTATTGCTTCACAAGAACAGTCATTGGATTTGCAACAGCAACGACTTTATCTAATTTCAAAAGAATGAATCTTTCTGGATCATCTTGATAACACATATAGTATCGGAAAGACCACGCACGTGTACCATCTATTGCATCACCAAAGTTAATCGATAGAACATTACGCATAATAATATCATGGTCATCTTCTTCTACAATCTCACCAATGATTTCTTCACCAGTGGATAACTTGATTTGTTTTACTTTTGTCTTGTCATATATCACTTGCATCATCAGTTCCTTTCAAATTGATTGGATAAATCTTGTATTTAAAACCTTCTTTCGTATACATCTTAATACGTTCACCACTGTGATTCAGAGTAAAGTTACGCTTTCCTTTGACAGATAAATCATCAGCAATATCGTACAACTGAGTAACAGAACCATCATCAGACTTTCGCAGACCACGTCCGATAGACTGCAATACTTTGACTTGCGACTTAGAAGGAGTTGCAAATATGATATTGTGCAGATTACGTATGTTGACCCCAGTACTGAAAGTACCCATACTAGCAACAATAATAGCATTCTCCTCTTTCTCCACTATCGCACGAATCTTCTCACGGTCAGACGCATCTACTTCACCTGATACGTAAAAGACTTTGCGACCATCGTCTACTTCACTCTTTATCATATCATACAGAACTTTACCATGTTTATCGACAAACTGGAACATAACTAAACTGTTGCCTTTAAGACCTTTTACAAGGTTGGTAACGAACTGATTTCTTCTCTTGCTTGTTACTATATAGTCAACTTCTTCCTGATAGTTCCACTCTTTTGCTATATGGCAAGTATTTGCGTGATACTTTAGCAGTAATACACTTATGTTCAAGTCTGCAAGTGCTTTCTGTTTCTGTAGTTCAACAGTGGTAGTAACTTTGAATACTGGTCCGAATAGACCTTCAAGTACAAGTTTGTTTGTTTCAGTACCATCAAGTGTGCCTGTCAGACCAAAACGATACTTTGCATTCACGCATTTGTCCATCATAGTAGACAATGACTTTGCTTTGAATAGATGTACTTCATCGCCTACGATACAGTCAAAGTCTTCAAACCATTCACCGCCGAACTTGTATATAGACTGCCACGTAGATATGATAATTGGTTTGTCAGTGACTTTATCTTTACCAGAATATATCATATGACAATTACTTTCTACGTCATACCCATACTCCGAGAAGTCTTTGTACATCTGTTCTACCAGACTTGTTGTTGGAACAATAAGAAGAATCTTACCTACATCTTCTTTTGCTTTCACCCAACGCATTAACTGATAGATGATAAAAGACTTACCAGAACCTGTTGGTGATAGTAAGAGACAACGTTTATTCTCAAGACCATGTGCAATTGCTTTGTACTGATAGTCACGTGGTGGAAACGGAGTCTTTATCGCATTCTGAAAGTGTACGAGTTCTGGATGATTCAACTCAACTTTAGAATTCGGAATGCCATACTCTTCATGCTCAAGTATCTGCATAGGGTAGAAACGGTCACCGCAGAACTTACGAAGATGATGATACAACCCAACGTGCATTTGCTTAGTCACTTGGTTGTAAAGTTTGATTTTTCCGTCCCACACCTTACGTTTAAACGCGGGCATGAATTTATGTCCCGGCACGAAGAACGAAAAGTAATCTCTTAACTCTTGTTCTTGGTGAGGGTTTGCTTCAATTGCCATATAAGAATGATTCAACATTCTAATGCGTATTTGATTATCCATTATGCTCCAGATTCGAAACGTCTATATTCTAAAATATTCTTGATTGTTTGATGACGCCATTTCAAAGTATCTATAATTTCTTTAAGTGTCTCAATTATGGTCTTGAGATACGCAATCTTCTCTTCAGATTTCTGTATTTCTGGATCTGAGTTATAGTAATGATCCATGTCACCTTTCATGACTTTCAGACCATCGAACGGATCTGGATCCCAACCCTTAGACATGAGTGTCTGTTGGTCCATTTTACCATTATAGTATAACCATTTTTCTTTGAGTAATGTGTGCTGTGCATGTTCTGCACGTTTGAGATTCAGTTTTGTAAGCGACATGTACTGTAAATACTTCGCATGTAAGTTGGGTGTCTTACGAGATGTTTCGTCTAGTTGGTGTTGTGGAATTTCACAATCTTCTTTCCACTCATTCAAAATCGATTCTAAGTCTAATAACATAATATTTCTCCATAATTATCAAGGGGTATTTATATCGTCAATAACGTCCTGCCAGTACTCTAGGGAATGTCCGAGTGTATAACTTATTGTCATTCTCCAACAGTCAGTTGATGCCGCATGATATACAATTTTATCTTCTTCGTGTTGACCACCAAAGTAACCTGCTTTGCATGACCAACCTTTCTTGTCCTTCATACGAACAATTTCTTTTGTTTCGGGGTCTACATATTCGAAGTAACCATCGCCAGTTTCTGACCAAGTGAACAATAGATTGTGTGCAGATGCATTCTCGTTAGTATGCCATGCTATGAAACCACCTGGCGGATATAACTGACTGAGTGCGCAACAATCTAGACCAAGTGCTTCTTTCAATCTTGAATCAAGACTCATATAGTCAAGATAGTAATCTGTCTTATGATGACCGTTATAGTGGTCTGGTTTGAGTGCGTATGATAGTGCCGCGGATGGCGATCCATCATGTTTACGACCTTGTGACATAAGTTCATCTAGAAACTCATGACTAATCCAGTCTTCACGTGTAGTGCCTTTTGGACCAGTAATCATATTGTTTGTTTCGGATGGACTCCACTTCGTTAAGTAATTGTACTTGAAGTCTTGCAGTATGTCAAGTATTTCCTTATTCTTGATTTCCACGATACGCATTATTTTATCTCAAAAGTTGTAAACCTAAATGATACACTGAAAGTTGCATATGCTACGTCGCCAGTATTAGACGCAAGATTGAGAGAACCAATCTCTGTAGGTACACAATCATTATACTTGATAGTATTGTTCTTATTGTTGTGTGAACTCATAATCAGTAAAGAGATATCAGCAGAAGTAGATGGTTCTGGTGATGTAGTAGAATTATTCTGTTTGTCGTTTACTGTACGTTCCAACCAGTTCTGAAATTCTTTGTACGATTCCATAT